GTGATTGATGACATTCTGGATAAAGGCATTTATAGCCCTCCAGAGCCATTCATGAATCTGAATCTTGGGCTTGAGCGAGTTCAGATGGCGTACAATCTGGCTAAAATTCAGGAGGCTCCCGATAAGAGTCTTCGTTATCTCAGGCAGTGGATGACTCAGGCAGCTGAGTTGATGGGCCTGCTTGACCAGCCAGAGCCTCCGATGGCAATGGGCCCCGGCATGCCCCCAGAAGGTCTCCCTCCATTAGGACCTGAAGGGGCGATGCCGCCGGATATGGGGCCTGGGGGCCCTCCGGAGATGGGGCCACCCGGTGGTGGGCTTGAGCCTGTAGGCTTGCCACCGGGCCTTCCGCCTGGTCCACCCCCGATGGGTCCTCCCGCAGGACCACCGATGGGGCCTCCGATGGGGCCTCCCGCAATATAACATATTAGGAGCACACACTTATGGCAGACGCAGCCGCAGTAGTAGATGAGGTCTCTGAGCCAGAGATTAGCGAAGTAGCAACTGAAGCCCCCGAAGAGGCGCTTCCTGACTTTAAAATCTTCGGGGAAGAGGGAGAGGCCGAGCCCGAAGCGGCTCCTGAGCCCGCAGAAGGGGCTGTAGAGCCTCCGCCCGAAGAGAAAGCGCCCGAAGTAGAGGGGGAGGCGAAGGCCCCTGAGGCGGCTGATGACAGCTGGAGCAGCCGGGTCGTTAAGGACCGGGAGCAGCGTCGTCGGGAGATTGACCTGAAGCGCTATGAGCAGGGCATTCAGGAGCGCGAGCAGCGGGTCTCCCAGATGGAGGGTGCTCGGGAGAACATCCTGAAGGACCCGGATGGGTTCTTTCGTTCGGTGGGCCTGGACCCGGTGGCCTTCTACCAGGACTGGTCGGAGCGGTTGGCGACGGGAAAGACGACTCCCTCTTCGGAGTTGCAGCTCTCTTCGACTCAGCAGGAGCTGAATGAGCTGAAGGCTCGACTGGCTCATCAGGAGCAGGAGTCCCAGCAGCGTCAGGCGAGTGCTCAGCACGCTGAGACTCTGAAGGAGTATGACCAGGCAATCGGGAACTATCGGGACAAGCATCGGGAGATGTATCCCTTGACCGCTCGCCAATGTAGTGAGCAGGATATACGAGAGGGTATAGTTGCCTATTATCAGGAAACTGGTGTAGAACTTAGTCTCGAAGAAGCATTTAAGACGGTTGAGGATGGACTCAGGGCCGAAGAAGATAAGATCTTCAACGACCCGGAAGTCATCGCTCGATTCAAGCAGCATCACAGCCTGGAAGCAGCAGACAGTAAGCAGGGCCAGACAGCATCAAGAACACTCTCCAGTACGATGGAAGTGGCGCCCACCAAGAAATCCCCTGAGGATATGTCTCATGATGAGATTATAGAGCACTACAGCGGGAAACTGTTTACTTAACTTTTGAGGTATAAAAATGGCTTCTTTTAATCTGTCTAATTTCGACTCCGCCATGAAGCACATGTATCCTTATAAAAAGGTGGAGAACCTTATTTATAAGAATAACCCGCTTCTGGCGATGATGCCCAAGGAGACCAAGTTCCCTGGGCGCAACGCCACCTACGCCATCCAGTACGGTGTTACCGGTGGTCGCAGTGCTGACTTTGCGAAGGCGCAAATCCACCGCAGCGGCACCCCTCTCCAGCACTTCGTCGTGACTCGCGTAAAGGATTACGCCGTTGTCAGCGTTGACAATGAGACCTTGCTCGCCGCTGATGGTAGCGAGGGCTCCTTGCTTGATGTTGCAAAGGTGAAAACCGACGCAGCATTGAGCGCCCTGGCTCGGGCCATGGGTGGCGATGTCTACCGGAACGGCTCTGGTGTCCTTGGGACCATTTCGGGCTTTACCGCAAAGAACACCAGCACTACCCCCGATACGGATGCTTTCTGTGTTGTCTCCAGTGCTGACATCGTGAACTTCGAGGTTGGCCAGGTCCTTCAGGTTTATGACACCTCCGGCTCCGCACTGGTTACAGCTGCTCACACTGTCTCCAAGGTTGACCGCGACGCGAATAAGGTCTCCTTCGATGCCGACCCGGCAACGGCACCTGCGGCTGGCGATACCCTTATCAACGTCGGGGACCACAACGTAAAGCTGAGTGGCTTGGACTCGTGGCTCCCTGCAACGGCTCCTACGGTAGGAGATGACCACTTCAACGTTGACCGCTCCGTGGACCCCACTCGGCTTGCCGGTCTTCGGGAGGGCCCTGCCTCCAGTGGGGGCATTAAGCAAACCCTCTTCAACGCTGGAGTTCGGCTGAATCGTGAGGGTGGTCGTCCTGATGCTATCTTCATGAACCCACTGGACTGGGGCACGCTTGCTTCCGCGCTTGAAGGCTCTGCTACCTTTGACTCGGCAGATGACACAGGTCGTCGTCGCTATGGCGGCGACAGCAAGAGCAGCACCTTCGGGTTCTCCTCTCTCCAGATGGCTGGTCCTTCTGGTGTCATCAAGGTCTATGCTGACCACAACTGTCCTTCGGACGTAGCTTATATGCTTCAGATGGACACCTGGGCACTCCGAACCCTGGGTGCAGCTCCCCGAATCCTGGATTTCGATGGGCTGAAGGGTCTTCGTGAGGCCACTACGGACGGTGTAGAATACCGTTGGGGCTACTACGGCAACGTCCTCTGCAAGGCACCCGGCTATAACTGCCGAGTCGCTCTCGCTTAGGATTTTATAATAGAGTAATCGGCGGGAGGGGGCCTGAACTGGCAGTTCTTTTGAGTGTTTGAGTTCTGCCAGCCTCTCCCGCCATCACTCCTCAGGAGATTTTGATGCCTAAAGGCAAGTCGCCTATTCTCGCTATCATGTTGGGCGGTAAGTCCAAGGGTGCAGACTCCCCAGACAAGAAGGGGGGAGAGAAGAAGGGGAAGTCCGAATACGGCAAGGCATTCTCTGAGTCTGCCGGTTCTGCGTATAAGGCTGCCACTTCTGGTGATGCTGCTGGGTTTGAGAAATCTCTGAAAGATGCAATCCTCACCTGTCTGGAAGACAATGGAGTAGTCTAGTGAGTACCATCAAAGATCTTCTTAACCGAACAAGGATAAGAGCCGATGCAGTCGGTAATGACTTCTTTGATGACTCTGAGATTATTAATTATATTAATATCGGTCTCGGAGAGCTCTACGACATACTTATCCTTAAGTTCGAAGATTATTTTATAAGCTCCTCCACACTTACCCTGGTGAAGGGTCAGTCGGAGTATTCCTTTGATTCTGAAATCTGGGGAGACAGCGGCGCGAAGCTGACCGACCTCTACAAGTGTGTCGGTGTGGATGCCGATGAATCTGGAGAAGCGATTCGCCTGCGAAGGTTCTCCCTGAGAGACCGGGCGAAGTACAGCTCCCAGAGCATCGTCGGTCGCGGGACCAGCACCAACTACCAGTACCAGATTAGAGACCGGTCTTTGGCCTTCATCCCGAAGCCCTCAACCACCGCAAGTATCACTTTGTGGTACATCCCGGCGTTCGTTCCTTTGGGGGCTAAGGTTGTTGGGAGTGGTGAAGATGCTACTGAGGTCGCTGATGAGCTTAACGCCACCATCATGTCTCACTGGGCCGAGTACGCTGTGGTCACGGCTGTGGCGAAGATGAAGGAGAAGGAGGAGCTGAGTACAACGGTTATCGGTGAGGAGCTGAAGGGCATCCGAATGCGGATAGAGGATGCTTCCGCCAACCGGGACGCTGGTGAGTCGATGGAGATCACCGATGAGCACACGGGGGCCTGGGGTCTTCTTCACGGTGCCTCATGACCTCTGGGGGTCGATTTGAGGGGGTCAGCGGGCTTGGGCTTGAGTTCGACCTTCTCCAGCGGAACATTGAGAGCTTCCTTGGGCCTCTTGGGGAGCACGCGCTCCTCGACGGGAAGCTCATCAAGGGGGAGCTGACAGTCGGAGAGGTTAAGTCGGTGCCTCATGGCTTGGGGCGTCCTTTCAGGGGGTTTATTGTTGTTCGAGTTACGAAGGTGGATGGTACGCCAATGACCTTTGATATGGTTTACGAGAGCAAGAGCATAGATGAATCTCTCTATTTGGACCTTAATCCTGTGGGCAGTAGCAATCTAATTGTGACTGTATGGGTGTTTTAAGTGCCTTTGAGAAAAATGAAAGTCAGTGTCCCTTTCGTGAAGGGCCTTCAGACAAAGGTAGAGCACCAGATTCTCCCTGTTGGAGACCTTACCCTTCTTGAGAACGGTGAGTTCAACAAGATAGGCAGCATTGAGAAGCGGAAGGGCTACTCCTCAAGGCTAATTGAGGGTGAGGCCGACCTAATCTCCCACGGGGGAGACTTAATTGCTCGCAATGTCAGCTCTGATCCTAGTGGCGTCCCCCTGAGCGCAAAGACCTACTCTTTGGCTAATGGCGGGTTTATGGGCATGAAGGGGGTCTCTCAGGGGATTGGCTACACATCCATGCCTGTCTCGGCCGGCTCAAGCTACCGGCAAGAGAACCCTCAGGCAGCCTTTAGCGATGATGGCAAGTATGCCCTCGTCACCTTTGTGGCTTTGGAAAGTAAAGACACGGCCACATCGGGCGAGGGGGATGGGACAGGCCTTCTTGAGCCCCTGACGGGGACGGTCACAAAGAAATGCACCCTTGTGGATAGGGGGACTAATACGGTTATTGCTTCAGATATTCCTCTTGGTCGCCATCATGGCCAGGGGGACGTTAGCGCAACGGAGGCATTGGGCTCCCCCGTCTATAAGTACCAGGGCTCCAGAATGAAGCCCATCTGGAGGAATGGAAAGTTCTATGTTTTTGGGGTGGATGCAAAGGCCACCGGGGTGACTGCGACCCCCTATGAGCCCACCCTGAACATCTACTGCCTTGATCCCGCAAGAGAGCTTATCCAGGTATCCAATCTTAGCGGAGAATATGGCGAGACCGCCACCCACGGTACGGAGATTACGCTTCCTTCTGGCTGGTCTATCCCCAACAAGATAAACGCATCTTGGCCATACGGGCCTGACGCACAGAAGAACTATGGTTTTTCTTTTGATGTGTGCAGCCACGCGACTGATGGCTATGTTTGGATATTACTTACTCTTTATGATGGCTCCGTCTATAAGACAGAACTTCATGAAGTAAGTCTGACGGGTACCAGTGTTGCCCTTACCAGCCCAAAGATGAGTCATGATTTGGGGCAGATATTAAATAACCCAAGCAGACCCTCCTACATGGAAAATGCTGTCCACATGGGGAGCGACGGGAGCGTTTATTATGCCTTTCTTGGGCTTCTTGTTTATCCTGACCCTTATGACCAAACCTTTGGGGATGATGCAAACTGCATAGAGTTAAGGAAGTATATCCCCAGCACCGATACGGGCGTCATCCTTAACACCAACCCCACCTCTTTTCGTGCTGACCAGACTCTTTGGACTGGGGCTGGCGGTCATCCTCACGTGGACAGTGATGGCAACACTAGCGGCAATAGGCCCAAGATTTCCTCAAAGGGATTCTATCGGGGATTCTTTATTGAGAATGATAGGCCCAAGAAGGACTATGCCCCAATGCTAGGAATAGGGATTGAAATTGATGTGGATTTTTACCTTAGCCAGGTCCCGCTTCACAGCCTAGAGCAAGACGTCCAAACGGGAACAGGCAGTGACTCCGGGGGGGAGGTCAAGACATCCCCAGGGGACATTGACGACCTTTTCAGGAACTCCGCATACAAAAATAAAACCTTTGCCTTTGAGTCCCTGAATAACCACACTAATGACAATCTGGACAGCTACCCGATAGAGAAGCTCGTTTATAGGCCGGTCCTTTTTGCATTTGGCCACGAAGAGGGAGACTCCCCGAAGGGGCCTGTTACCGTTGGGGCTTATTCTTATGATATTCTTGGGACCTCTGAGAGAGCGTCATACAATGAGCTGAATACTGTAGAATTATTCACTTCCGACATCAGTGAAACTATTTTCTCTGAAGGTCGCATGGAAAAAGGAGGACAGAATCTTCTTCCCAGGGGTCACTTAAGTCTTCTTTCTTTTGACCCTAGCCAAATTAGGGACGCTGCAAAAGTTGCGAATTACTCAGGAGATGCAGAGGGTCTTACTGGGAGAGCTGTCGCATTGCCTGTTGTCACTAACTTCAATACTTATGATGGCAAGTTAATACCTAACTCCGTTATCCATTTGTTTGATTTTCGCGGCTATGGGGAGAAGGTGCCGGGGCCGGTAGTATCTTCAGCAGTGCTCAGTGATATTCTTTATGTCGCTGATGATGGCTTGTTCTCTTATGACGGGAGTAGTTTTTGGCCTCACGGGATTGTTGATAAGCCATCTATTTTTATAGATGAGGATCCTCCAGAGACCCTTTCCGGGACTGGGCCAACTAGCGGCGGATTTTACTCCTACAAGGGTGTCTACGAGTGGGAAGATGCAAGAGGGAATCTTCATCAAGGAGCCCCTTCCGGCATTGCTGCCTATACGGCCCCAGCGTCAGGAAAAACTGAGGTGTCAGTGGAGTTTTGGGCGGCCACTCAGGGAATAATAGTTGATGAGCTATCTTATTCCAGTGCAGACATGAGCAAGTATTCAAAGCGAAATATGAGGCTTGCTGTCTATAGAACTTCTGCAAATGGAAGCTTGCTGACCCTAAATAATGTTGTTCCAGTTACATCAAGCACTAGCGATGCAAGCTCCAGATACCAGGACAATAAGTCCGACACAGAGAATGCCATTGGCCGCTTCCTCTACACCGACAGCGGGGAGCTGGCGAACACACCCCCTCCCTCTCCTTCGGTCTATGTTATAGCGCACAAGAACAGGCTCTTCACCATTGGGCAGGATGGGCTTATCTACTTCAGCAAGCTGGCGGTCCCTGGCTTTGGCCTGGGCTTTCATCCCGGCTTTGTTATTCGGACCCCTGATAGAATTTCTGACCCGCCGATGGCTCTTGGCTCCATGGATGGAGTCCTCTACATCTTCACGAAGAACAAGATTTACTTCCTCAACGGCGAGGGGCCTGACAATACCGGGGCTGGGGCCTTCTATGAGCCGAAGCCAATCCCCACGGTTTGCGGGGCCATTGAGCGGAGCCCCATCCTCTTGATTGACCAGGGATTGCTCTTCATCTCTGCCAAGGGAATCTTCATCCTCGGTCGTGATCAGAAGGTCGATTATATCGGCTCCCCGGTCGAGGATGTTCTCAACGGCATCGTAACGGATATGGTGCTGGACCAAGAGAAAGAGTGCGCTTACTTCCTGACCAGCGCCTCTGATGGAGTTGTCCTCAGCTACAATTATCGCCTTCAGCAGTGGGGGACCTTCCTTCTTCCTGTTATTTCTCAGTCAGGGGGAGGGGATAAGATCGAAAGCGTGGCCCTCTGGAAAGACCGGCTGCGATTCGCCTCTGATGACCGCCTTTGGTCTGAAGATGCTTCTCTGACGATGGACGTTCTCACTTCGGGCAGCGAGGATAAGATCTACATCCCCCTGAGGATGAAGACTGCCTGGATTAAGGTTGAGTCTTCTCAGGGCTACCAGCGGACCTACAATTTTCAGGTCCTTGGGACGTCAAAAGGGGCTCACAAGCTGAATGTGATTGTTCGTTACGATTACGACAAGGATTCTAAGGGGGACAAGTATTCTTTTGTGACTACCGACAATGATGAGAAACCTCTCCAGTTCCGTGGACACCTGAAGAAGCAGAAGTGTCAGGCTATTCAGTTTGAGATCTACGACGAGCCAGCCGACGAAGATGCAAAGGGAACGATTACCACGGGAGAGGGCTACTCTATTACTGAGATTGCCTTGGAAATAGGCTATAAAGCAGACCAGTACAAAAATGGCCTCATGAGGCTGTCGAACACCGCGACGAGGAACAAGTAGCCATGGCAAGATATGACCCCCACAAACTTCCGGATGACCCCGGCGTAGACCCGAACGCTCCCAGATATGGAGTCGGAGGCATGGGCGGGGCTCGCCATGCTGACCAGTATGCAGGTGTCGCGAGCAGAACAGGTGCTCTCGACTCTCGGACCGCTCAGGGGGTTGGCGCTGGCGAGTGGGGTGCCGGTCGTGGGGCAAGAGGCCTCCTCAGGAGCGCGGCGGAGGGGAAGACTCCAAGCGCGGCAGAGATGATGTTCCAGCGTGGCGCAGAGACTGCTCAGCGTGGCGCCATGGCCGGGATGGCTACTGGTCGTGGCGGTGCCGGCCTGATGCAGATGGGCGCGGTGCAGGGTCAGGGTCAGGCGGTTATGGGTGCCGCAGGACAGGCTGCCCAGCTAAGGGCTCAGGAGATGGCTCAGGCGCGGGGCCAGTACATGCAGGGCGCTACGGCCTTGGGGCAGCTTGGGCTCAGTGAAGCCGAACAGTTTAATCGGATGCGGCAGTTCATGGATGACCAGGTGAGTCGTCTAATGCTTGGCGGAATGAGCCGGGATGCCGCAATCGCTCAGGCCCAGAATCAGGCGTACATGAACGAGCAGCAGCTCGGGACAGACCGCTTCCTTGGCAAGATGGATGACCGCTCGACAAGGGAGATTGCAGAGCTGGAAAACACTGGGATGCTTGGGGACACAATCAGCCTGACTACCGGAAAAAAGAAGACCGGCTTTGGGGGCAGGGGAAGTTTTTTAGATTTCAGGACCCAAGCAAAGAAGGCCAAGAGGGGCCTTTACGATATTTTTAGCGCTCCCTTCGGGGATGGGGAGGAGCAGTACGAAGAGGCCCCCTATCGAATTGGAGCACCCGAGTTCACGTCTAAATATCCCGAGACAAAAGGAGCCTCTCTCCACGGAGACACATCCCCCTCCATGGCCTCCAACATCTCCAAGGGGCGAGAGCACCCGATAACGGGAGAGACCAAGGGGCACCAGGGCAGGGATTTTGGAGTTCCCCAGGGGACGAAGCTTATAGCCCCCTTTGATGGCGTTGTTTCTCGTGTTGGTAGTCTTGAGGGAGGTCCGGGCAGATATATTGCGATTAAGAAGAAGGGTGATTCCCGAGAAGCCAAAATTTTCCACATGAGTAAAATCAGCCTCAATCCCGGAACGAAAATAAAGAAGGGGGAGACTGTCTTGGGCCTTAGTGGGGGGACTCCGGGGACAAAGGGGGCTGGAAGCAGCACCGGGCCGCATACCCACGTTGAGTGGTGGGACAAAGCCGAGAAGGAGTCCAGGAATGTTTATCCTCCTCTCGGAGCCGACTATCAGGGGACCTTTGTTCCCGGCGCAAATAAAGGGGTCTTGTTAGACATTCAGGACATGCCTGGTGTCATTCCTCGGGAGGCGAAGAAGCAGGAGCAGGTAGCGCAGGCCAAGAAGCCCAAGGCTACAACGGTTGAGTCTGCTTCGTATGGCACAGGTGGCGCCTTGGGCCCGCCAGCGCCAACGGCGAATCCGATGCAGGGCCTCCTTAACGAAGTGGTTGATAGTACGCCGGGAATGCAAAATTGGCTTAACAACCAAGAAGAGGAGAGGGAAAGGAGAAAAGAGTTCTTGGGTCTTCATGAGCAGGCTGCGGCAGCGCAAGAAGAGGCGCTTTCCCCTGGGGCCCAGAACGCCATAACTTACGGAAGCACCGAGACAGAGCCGGGAGTGGGTACCCTTCCCCCGGCAGACAGTTGGGAGGAGGACCCTAGGACGGGGAAATATATCCCATCATACAGTATTGCCCAGAAGGCTCCGGACGACCCTCTGGCGGACCAGATCAAGGAAGGCTTTGGGAATATTGGTCTTCGTGAGGCTGGTCTCGCGGCGGGGGCTATTTTTGGAGGGGAAGAGGGCCGACGAGAAGGCGCTCAGGCGCTCGGGGGAAATCTGGGGGGCATGGCTGGAGGGGCTCTTGCCGCCAGCATAAATCCTGCGCTGGCTCCTGTTGGGAAATTCGTGGGAACAGCTCTCGGCTCTAAGCTTGGGGGTGAGACAATGGGTTCAGGCGGGAAGCATTATGAGAGCAGGAAAGAGGGGAGAAAGAGGCCGCAGAGAACTAGAATTGCGTTGTCTGCTCCTTATGGAAGCCTTTCCGGATACTACAGTCGGATGAGGGGTGAGTAATGACGGCGAAGAAGAACAAGCCGCTCTTTAGTGAGCCAACTCTCTATAAGGAGTTTCAAAATCCGCGATTGCTTGAGGAGGGAGAGGGGGTTCTTCCTGGGGGTGCCAAGAGGCGGTATGATGCTGATGTGAAGCTCAACGCCATGAAGCTTCAGCAGGGGGAAGCAGCAAAAAAAGCGCAGGCGCTGGAAGAGGAAATCAAGAGAAGGGCGCTTGCCCAGAGCGTTGTTGAAAAGCAGAAGTTTGAGCAGCAGAGGCGGATACCCACCAAGGAGCAGGCGTTCAAGAATGCTTATGGGTACTGGAGAGATGAGTTCGTCTCTTCGTTTGGAGATCCAGATCTTCCCCCAGGGCAAATGGCTCCCGACACAGATAGCCCGCTGGAGATGGTCGGAGGGCACTCCTCTCCGGAAGGAGAATTC